CGAGTTGGTCACTGCAGGCCATCTCGAGGTGACGGCCGGACGTGGCCGCAAGGTATCCAGCCGGTATCGTATGGCGACAGAAAACCGGAACCGCTGTTCCGCTCAAGAGCCCGAAAAAGCGGAACCACCGTTCCGGTCAAATGACGCGAAAGAGGAACCGCCATTCCGCATAAGCGACAAAAAAGAGGAACAGCCGTTCCTCCTAATTTTGGAGGAAAGCGGAACAGCCATTCCTCCTTTCGCGCAGAAAAGCGGAACCGCTGTTCCGAAAAAAGCGGAACCACCGTTCCGGCAGAACCCTTATAGGGAACCCCTTGAATCCAGTGTCGGTGAAGAACCGTTCCAAGATAAGAAAAAGACCGAAGAAGAAATTCCTGCTGCCGTTGAGGCTCGTCCCCCGCATGCGCGCGTGAAGGCGTCGCGGGCCAAACCGGAACTGCCTCTCCCATCTGGCTGGCTTCCATCGAAAGAAACTTCCGATTGGGCAGAGCAGCGCGGCTGGTCCCGAGAGGTGGCACAGCGCCAGCTCGAGGAATTCACCGACTACTGGCATAGCGACCAGCCCGCCAAGCCGAACAAGCGCGACTGGGATCAAGCGTTCAAGAACCGGCTGCGCTCCGTCGAGGACCGCAACGGCGGCCGGCCGCCTGTCGCTTGGCAAGGGCGTGGCAACGGCTCCCGGCCACTCAATCCTGGCATTGCCAACCTCATGAACAAACTCGACGAGCTCGATGAAAGGGAACCGTTTCGATGACCGATCGAAAAGAACTTCAGACCGCCGACGAGCGTGCTCTCGCCGACCTTCCTGGACCGGCCTCAGCGGAGCGGTTCGAGATCGCCTGCAAAGAGGCACGGACGCTCTTGGCGCATACCAACATCGCGATCCACGACCTCAAAGCGCCCCATTGGGCTATGCGCAGCGGGAGAGATCCGGCCACAGCCGTCGCGACGGCGCAGCAGTTCATTGCCCTCGACCTGCCGAAGTTGGACGAGACAGCGAGGAAGGCGGCCCGCCCCGCGAACAAGCGAGAAATCATCAAGCACGTCGCGCTGCTCATCGGCTCAATGGCTGGTCAGAAGGTCGATATGAAGATCTTCACCGACATGCTGGTCGAGGACGTCGGAGCCCTGCAGCCGAGCATTGGCGGCTTGGAAGCAGGCTTCCGACATCTTCGGCGCACCGCGACCTTCGTGCCCTCTATCGCTGAGTGCCTCACCGCGATCAAGACCGCCGAGGAGCGGTTGGGCGAGGACGCGCTCAAGCTCGCCAAGTGGTCCCAGATCCCCGACGAACTGACCACGGCGATCGAGGTGGGGGCAGCGAACGAGAAGCTCTGGGCTGAGGAACGCGAGACCGAGCGTGTCGAGCGTGAGGCGAGGCGGGTCGACAGCAAGGCCGACATTCGTCGACGCCTTGAGGACGGGAAGAGCGTTTCGGGCTACATGCGCGACCTGGTCGACGAGGTCCTCGCTGAGATGGAAGCCGAGGGGGTACCTGCATCGGAGGATTGGCTGCCTGCCGCCTCGCACGTGCATGCACGTAAGGCCCCTGACACTCGCAGCCACGAACAGCGCAAGGCCGATGCGCTCGCCGAGATCGCAGCGATGGAGGCCGAGCCCGCCAACAGGGCAGGGGAGGCATGATGCCGCTTGGTCGACCGACTGCCTACACGCCGGAACTCGCGCGAGCCATCTGCGCCAGGATGGCCGCAGGCGAGAGCCTTCGCGCCATTTGCCGGGCCGAAGACATGCCCGCGGAAAGCACAGTCCGCATGTGGGCAGTCCTGGATCGCGACGGATTTTACGCGCAATACACGCAAGCGAGAGAAGCCCAGATGGATTCTCTCGCCGAAGACATCCTCGAAATCGCCGACGATTCCGCGCGAGACATCCGGACCGACGCTGACGGCAAGGAAATTGTCGACCACGAGCACATTCAGCGGTCCAAACTGCGCGTCGACACCCGCAAATGGCTGATGAGCAAGATCGCGCCCAAGCGCTTCGGGGACAAGATCGAGCTCGCCGGCGAGGTCCGCCATTTCCTCCTCGAGGTCCCGGCTGAAGCGGCCAGCAGCGAGGATTGGGCGAAGTCATGAGCGAAGAGACCAAGGCCGATCAGCCGAAGCCGAGCCCGCCGCTGATGATGTCTGGCGACGTCCGCATGCTCGCCATTGCGGTCAGGCATACCGACCCGCACGCGGTCATCGCGGCCAAGATCGCATTCTTCGACAAGCTGCTGGACGATGGTTTCCTGAAGCCGGCGCCGCCAGCACCCGGCATTCCGATGAACATGACGATCTTCCGAGTGCTGGTTTGCAAGGACGACACAGTCGTCATGCCGGCGACGGTGAAGTCATGAGCGCCGCCGCCCGCTCATCCGCCCAGGTCATCTGGCGCCCGCATCCGGGGCCGCAGACGCGCCTGCTCGCCTGTCCGACCTTCGAGGCGCTCTTCGGCGGAGCCCGCGGTGGCGGCAAGACCGGCGGCATGATCGGCGACTTCGGAGCGCATGTCGGCCGCCATCCCCAGCACGCCATCGGCCTCATGCTGCGACGGGAGCGGACACAGCTGCGGGAGACGATCGAGGAGGCGGCGCGGATCTACGAGCCGCTCGGCGCGAAATGGCGCGACAAGGACTCGATGTACGAATGGGCTTCGGGCGCCCGCATCCACTACGGCTATGCCGACAATGATCGCGACGTCGAGGTCTACCAAGGCTGGAACCTGACACGGGTCTACATCGAGGAGCTCGGCAACTTCCCGCGCTGGGCACCGATCGCCAAGCTGTTCGCGACGCTGCGCAGCGCGCATGGCGTGCCTTGCCGGTTCCGAGCGACGGCCAATCCCGGCGGCAGCGGTCACCAGCACGTCAAGCTGCGCTACATCGCGCCGGCGCCGCTCGGCTACAAGATCCTGAAGGAGAGCATCCGCAACCCGCTCAACGACCAGCAGATCATTCGCGAGCGGGTCTACATTCCGTCGAAGGTCAGCGACAACCCCTCGCTCAGCGACGAGTACGTGGCGAACCTGGTGCTCTCCGGCGCCGGCTCACCGGCCCTGGTGCGCGCCTGGCTTGAAGGCGATTGGGACGCCATCGAGGGCGCGTTCTTCGATGGATGGAGTACCGCGAAGCACGTCGTCACTCCCTTCGAGATTCCGCCGCACTGGACGCGGTTTCGAGCGATAGACTGGGGCACGGCGCGGCCGTTCTCGATCGGCTGGTATGCTGTCGCCAGCGACGACACGCGCCTTGCCGGCGGCCAAGTCATCCCCCGCGGCGCTCTGATCCGCTATCGCGAATGGTACGGCGCCCGGCTCGGCGCCGACGGCACGCCAATGCCGAACGAGGGCTGCAGGCTGCTCGCCAACGAGGTCGCGCAGCGCACTGCCTCCATGAGCCAGGGCGAGACGATCGAGTACACGGTCATCGACCCGGCCACCTTCGCCAATACCGGCGGCCAGACGATCGCCGAGGCCTTCGCCGTCAACGGCGTGCCGTGCCTTCGGGCTGACAACACCCGCGTTGCCCAGGCCGGCGCGATGAGCGGCTGGAACAACGTCCGCCAGCGCCTGGCCGGCCATGACGACCGGCCGATGCTTTACGTCTTCGACACCTGCGCACACCTGATCCGCACGCTGCCGGCGATGCAGCACGACCGCGACCGCGCCGAGGACATCGACACCGACAGCGAGGATCACGCCGTCGACGAGCTTCGCTATGCCTGCGCCTCGCGTCCCTGGCTTGGCCAGCCACCCAAGACGGAAGCGCCTTTGCGCCACGTCGGCAATGAAACCCTCGAAAATCTGTTCCGGATGAGCGGAAGGTGAGCACGATGACCGATTACACGACCACCGAAGACGCCGATCCCTCCGCCAAGCCCGACCAGGGCGGCGGCGACCCTGTCCAGGTCCAGAAGATCTGGGCTCGCCGGATCGAGGAGGCCGAGAAGGACCGCAAGACCTTCGAGGATGAGGCCAAGCGGGCGATCAAATGGCTGCGGCTGGATCGCAACGGCCGCAAGGCGAAGGCCAACGGCGAGCGCCTGAACATCGCCTATGCGAACTACGAGATCCTGCGCAGTTCGGTCTACTCGCGCCCGCCCAAGGCCGTCGTGGTGCCGAGGTTCGGTGGCGGCGACAAGCGCGCGCAGCTCGATGCCGTGGCGCAGGTCATCGAGCGCACGGTCGAGAGCAACAACGAGCGGGCGAACCTGCATGACGCCCTGACGATGGCGCGGGACGACATGCTCAAGGTCGGCCGCGGCGTCTTGTGGCTACGTTACGATCCGAAGTTCGAAGACCAGATGATGGCAGTGCTCGACGAAGCGACGGGCATGCCGCAAGTCGACCAGACCGGGCAGCCGATGATGGCGCCGCAGAAGGTGAAGGTCGACGAGCGCGTCATCGGCGAGTTCGTCGGCTGGTCGGACTACCTGGAAGGCAAGGCGGCGACCTGGACGAAGGTGCCGTGGGTTGCGCGCCGCGTGCCGATGGACAAGGCCACGTTTGCCGCCCGGTTCGGCAAGGATGCGGCCGAAACCTGTGGCGTCAAGTTCACCGAAATGCGCTCCGGCTTCGACAAGAAGCAGGACGTCGAAGGGCCGGCCGTCGGTGTCTGGGAGATCTGGTGCCGGGCCGAGAACGAGGTCTATTTCATCGTCAAGGATGCCTCGCAGGCGATCGAGACCAGCGAGCCCTTCCTGAACTTCGAAGGCTTCTTCCCGTGTCCAGAACCGGCGATGTCGGCTTTCGAGGACGGCAGCCGCACGCCGATTTCCGATCTGCTGATGATCGAGGATCAACTGGTCGAGATCGATGCGCTGACGAAGCGCATCTCAGCGCTACGCGACGCCCTGAAGGTCCGCGGCTTCTATGCCAAAGGCGCGACGG